AGCGGATTGAGAGTTGCGCTAGCCGGCGTATAGATTGTCTCTCGCAGCAAGTTTTTGTTGTGGGTTTGAAGGCTCGGTCTACCTTCGGGGGATAAATTGTAACTTCGAGCAAAGGCGATGGGTGACGGTGAGCAACTGTTGGTTTTGACTAGATGGGGTGTGAAATGGGTGAAATTCGTGTGGAATTATTATATGGAGGATAGTAGCGCTGAAAAATTTGCTAAACGAGTTTTGGCAGACTTTGACAGTGTCACTGATGATCCCATTGATTATGTGGATGCACACGTTTATGAGTCAGTACACACCATAACCAACAAGGTCACTGGCACTCAGGAGGTTGGAAGGGTCGAACGTAAGAAGAAGGTGCTCCAGAAAGGTAGACGTAGTTTATTTGCTGCGTCCATCGCCAAGCTTGCTTATAACAAGTTTGGGGAGCGACCCATGTCGGAAGCTAATGTTCTTGTCACAAGGAAGTGGATCCAAAAACTCTTGGAAGAACCGGAGTATAAGGATCTGCGGACTTGTGATAAGAACTTAGCCATTGACAGGGCCTTGTTCTTGTCGTTCGTGAAGACACAGAGCTTTAGGGCGATGCGGCTAGCCTTAACTACTAAGGCTTGGGAGGATCGCAATAAAGATGACGGTGTCTTTGGGAAGGTCTTCAGGCTGGTTAGGGGTGGTGTTCCCCGCCAGGATGAAGCGATCCTTCGCCTCGAATAGGGGGGCCCTGCCGTGTCCACGGGTAGTTCGTGTTTGCCACAAAAAGCTGTTTCTGACTGGGGGTTGCCTGATGAGGATGGGTGGTATACTCATACTTTCAAGCAACGCCCAGGGCAGCTTCTTGTAGCACGCACGGAAAACCGTTTGTCGTGGAGAACACGGTTAGGGACCCCCAAAGAGCGACACTACGTAAGAGTGGCTGGTGTTGCTCCAGAGGTGGAAATTAAGCCATTCACAGATAGCCTCGAATCTTTACGAAGGGCTGTTACCGAACGAGTTTTCAGCGTCAAGGTAGATAATGTTTATCAGGAGCCACCTCGCCCTGACGCTGGAGTCTTCACCGCACGTTTGGCAGGCGTGCGGTCAATGTTGGTGCCTTTGCTCCCTCGCACCGCTCCCAGATCGCATGCGGCTTTTGTTGCATCGTATGAGGGCCGGAAGAGACAAAGGTATCAACGGGCTCTTGATGATGTACGTGCAGGGCGTTCATCGTTGGAGGAAGATGCCAAGCTCAAGGTATTCGTAAAGTACGAGAAGACAGATCGCACGAACAAATCAGATCCAGTGCCACGTGTTATATCACCGCGTGATCCGCGGTTTAATTTGCGCATTGGTAGGTATCTTAAATTCTTGGAGAAGCCCCTTTTTCAGGCGATAGATCGGTTGTTTGGTGAACCGACCATATTAAAGGGGTACAATGCCACGGAAGTTGCAGATATTGTTCGTTCGAAATGGGAGAAATATCAACACCCTGTCGCAATTGGTTTAGATGCTTCAAGATTTGATCAACATGTATCTTTGGAAGCCCTTAGATGGGAACATAGGATGTATCTTGATTGTTATCCTGAAAAGAAACATAGAGATCGATTGCATAGGCTGTTGAAATTTCAAGAGGTCAACAGGTGTTATGGTGAAACACCTGATGGTGAATTACACTATTCTGTTGTAGGTACGCGTATGTCTGGGGACATGAATACAAGCATGGGAAATTGCTTGCTCATGTGTTCTATGATGTACGCATACTTGCAACATATTGGTGTAAGTGCCTCACTGTGTAATAACGGTGATGACTGTGTCCTTATTTTCGAGCGTGAGTGCTTGCAACGAGTCACTGAGAACCTTGATGTATGGTTTTTGGGGATGGGTTTTTCTATGGCTGTCGAGAAACCGGTTGATGTGCTTGAACAGATCGAATTCTGCCAAACTAAGCCGGTTTTTGATGGTACACAGTATATTATGTGTAGGAATCCCCATACAGCCATTCCTAAGGACTCCGTCATGCTCAAAAGGTATGATGGAGAGAGGTTTTTCCGAGGCTGGTTGGATTCTGTTGGCATTGGTGGGTTAGCCTTGGCTGGGGGCTTACCCATATTCAATGAGTTTTATCAGATGTTTGTACGATCTGGAAAGCGACGCAAGATTAGTGAGGAGTTCTTACCCTGGTCATTTCGCCAATTGGCTAAGGGTGTTAATAGGGGTTATGGGGCTGTTTCACCTCATGCCCGAGCTTCCTTCTATCTTGCGTTTGACATTACTCCTGATGAACAGCTAGTGATGGAAAGGGAGTATTGTCACCGTGTCATTAGTGGGCAACCAACTACCCATTTTTGGCGCGAGGCATTTAGAGAAGGATTTTGATCCATTAGGCAGCAGGGCGTAGCCCGGGGTGTGACAATCCCCCCTATTTGTAGTCATGGGGTCGTGGCGTAATTGACTAAATACAATTTGATGTGCTAATATACAGGCCAAGAGACTGCACGGTCATCCTATATGGTAGCCACGATGAACAGTCCCGTTGTGTGTCGGGATCCCATAAAATACACTCACGATGGTTAATAAGAAGAATAAGAATAAGAAGATTAAAAATAGAGTCGTTCAACGACAGAACCTTCGGGTTACAGCGCCAGTTGTTGGTGGTGCTATTACTGTGCCCAGGGTTCCTAGCGTCGCCGGGTCAGGCAGGGGGATATTGGTAGAGAACACTGAGCGTTTGGTAGCATTAAACACAGCTGCTGCTGGTGCTGTTACCATAACGCGCAATGATCTTTGTCCAGCTTCCTTTGCTTGGCTTAATGGCGTTGCTCAGAACTACTCTAAATTTCGTTGGCTCATGTGCCATATCTATTACTTGCCAACTTGTCCCACTTCCTCCTCTGGCGTTGTTGCTTTTGGGCTTACATACGATACCAATGATTCAGTCGTAGGATTGACTCTTGCTAGTGTTCAGCAAGTGTACAATTCTGTATCTGGTCCTGTTTGGGCTGGATTTGATGGCACCTCGGGGTTAAATAATAAATCACCGAATATTCCGCAGGGTGCTATGGCTGTACCATTGGACGCTTCTCGTATGGATAAGCCTTGGTATAAGTATGCTACAACAACCCAGTTGGGGGCGATGTCAGCTCCAGAACAGGCTATGTATGTTCCAGCTTCTGTGCTGGCTGCAACTGATTCTGGGGTTTCTGTTAATGGCATTGGACAGTTAATGGTTAAGTATAGGATAGAGCTTATTGAGCCGATTGCGGCTTCTGCTAATGATTAACCGTCGGTGGCTACCGTCCCGTCTGAGTCCATTGTTGAGTCTAGGTTGTCCCATCTTGTGGATATGGTTGTAGCGTTGCAGCGTCAGGTTAATACCTTGTCGTCCGTTATAACCAATTTACAGAATCGGATGGTTCTTCCTAGACTTTCAATGCCCCAGGAGAGGCGGTAGTCTTTGGGCAGCAGGGAAATTACCCAGGGGTTGACAATCCCTCCCATGTTAGTCAGACCGGGGGCACGGTCGTTAAACATGTGCTGCGGCCATCACCGCGTTATTAGGTTGAGAGGTAATCCTTAAACCTCCTTGCCAAGGTTCAAATTAACCGAACTGGTGTCTCCATTATGGTGGTACGGCCTGTGGTTTGGGACCCACAGGATGCGTAGGGTAATGGATAATCCGGGAAAATGGAAAATCCCTGTGGGACTCATAAATTTGCCCTTGAGTCCCGCCGTGCAAACCGGC